GAAGTATAACCATCTTTAGTCTTACTTCTATAACTACAACTAGCAGTAGGAGCAATAGCAAATGCTCTTTGCATATCGTATTCTCTTGCTACTTCAGCTGCTTCTTGTATAGCTAAGACTATTTCACCAGCAATAATACCAGCTGTACCTTTTCTTGTTCTATTTTTATAAGCATCGTGTAGTGCATCACCAAATTCAGCATAGGTTACACCATGTTCAGCTAGTAAATTAGCTAATCCAAGGCATCCAAGGCCGACCTGACGATCCGTTTCGGGAGAGAGGTATTCCCCCGACATGCCAACACCTGTCTTCGCATGGAGTTCGCACAATTGTCGCATACCTCCAACAAAACTCCCCCGTATTTCTCTGATTTCACAGGCTGATAAATTGACGTGGGATAAGAGGCACGTCCCTCGTGAGGGCAAATAAACCTCAAGACAGACGTTTCCGTAGATTCTTTCTCCATTTTGGTATCTTATTTTGTTAAGCCAAATGTCTCCACTTTTAAGTCCGTGGAGGATGGCAGTTTTTGTTTCATCTGTTGCAGTTCGCCACTTTTCTTCATTAAGGTTGACGCACCTTTTAATCCAGGGAAGAGCTTCTCTGGGAGTCCGCACGAACTCAAGAATATCGGCATGGTCAATATCAAGATGGGCAACAACAGCCCCGTTCTTGTACACCCCGCCTCTTCTAAGTGTTTCATTTAAGGTTGAGTAAATTTTTGCAAAGGAAACTGGTCCTGAGGCAACAAGCCCTTTTCCATTTTCTGATCCGTTTGGACGGAGATTAGAAAGGTGTACAGCAACTCCTGCTCCGTATCGCAAAGCGTGTGAAACGAATCTCCAACTTGCTTCGATTCCATTTGGTCCCTCCATTGAGTCTTCTACTACAAAGACAGTACATGATACGGGTAGACGTGATTGTGGATCATCTAGCCATGATTGTACACGGCCTGTTCTAGATATGGTTCTTTCTAATAATTTATCCATTAAACTAAATCATCTAAGGTAGGTGGTTGGTAATTTCTGCCCTTTAATACTTTACCGTCATCTCTATAAATAGGATGACCGTTCTCTAATTTTGACATGTTACTTTGATGGACTCGGTAAAGGGCTTCATCTAAATCCCAGTCCATATTTGCAGCGTATTGGTAGCATACATACACTAAATCAGATAACTCTTTTAAACATTCTGAATGTAGTGATGAGTTGTTTCTGAATAGCATACCTTCTGCTTCTAAAAATTCTTTAAATTCTTCAACGATCAAAGTCTTTTGCATATTCCGTGTAGGCAGCTTGTACGAGTTTTTCACTCCGAACGCACTCCTGAACTCTTTGGCTTGTTCTAAATTCGACTTCATTTTGTAAGTAGTGGATGGCTTTTTCTAGATCGTCTAGGTCATCATATTTATGACCAGCTCTGCAAACGTATTTAATTACGTTGCCTAAGTGAAAGTTTAGTTCTTGATCACGAATAAAATCCCAGACTTGGATGCTTCCACGCCTGTAATATTCGGGTCCAGTTTCATTGGTGGTTTCGGCCATTTTGCTACTAAATTTGTTAGGCTATTTGCTAGGACATAGTTTTGTTTTTGAAGAGCCATAAAGATAGTTTTAACATCTTTCATGGCTATATCTGGACTATCTAAGGCATCACTTATCTGCCTCATCTTCAAGTCTTGCTCCATCGTCAATGTGGTAATTGGCGGTGGGGGTCCATAAGATAGGTTCTCTTTTTTCAAAGTCATAATCCTCAACGGTAAGTATTCTTGCAAGACGTGCATTCATTAAAGCTACTTCTTCAGATAAATCTTTATCGGCAAAAGTTTCTACAACTGTTTTCCAGCTGTAACCTTTATCTTCAAAGATAGCTGTAGCACGTTTGACTCCTATTCCTGGGACTCCTGAGTATCCATCAGTATTGTCACCAGCCATAGTTTGAATTAGATGCCATTTAGCACCCTCTTCTTTAGTGATTGTGAAAGACTCATCAAGGTTATATAATCTACCCTCGATTTGTTTCATATCTTTATCTGGTGATACTATGATATTACCAGTATTTTGGGTAGCATATATGCCCATAGCGTCGTCTGCTTCCAGCCAAGGCATCCTAATTACTTTAAACTCAGTCTTGAGTTTGTTAATAACACGCTTGTAACCGCAAGGCTTCTTACGATTTCTGTGTCCTTTGTAATCTACTAGAATATCTTTTCTGAAATTACAACTATCACTAAAGAATAGAATTGGTTCAGCAAATCCACCAAAGTTGGATAGTATCCTTTCTATATCTTTTTTTACACAACTATAAGCATCAGAAAATAAAGAGGTAACTAAAATAACATCATTACCAAAATCAATCTCTGATTCTGCTGCTGCTGTACATTTATATACAACATAATCAGCATCAACTAATACTTTCATTTCCAAAAGTCCTCCCAACCTAATGGAACACGTTTAGTATTCCAAGTAATTTCTAAAGATACAGGATGAACACATATCATGTAAACATCTTCAGCAACTGTAGACAAACCTGATTGATGATAGTCATGATTTGGTCTTGTATTGTGTATTCTGTATTGAGCTTTTTGTTTAACATCACATAGTAATGTCTCTCCATCTTTTAGTAAGATTAAATCAACCTTTCCACTAGATCCTAAATTACGAAACACTTCTGCCCCACGTTTCCATGCTTCAAGGCTTACATAGTACTCCCAGTAATCTCCATCTCTTTTTTTGTTTACATTAATGGACTTCTGCCCAGTTTTTTCCAGATTGGGCTTCTGCTGCGATAGGTATTCGCATGTTGTAGTATTCTCCAGCTCTAATTGCTGAATTTTCGAGGGTGAACTTAAGGTCATTTACATAGTTTGGTTTACATTCAAATTGAAGCTCATCATGTACAAAGGCTAATTGATATGCCTCTATACCTACTTCTTTGATCATCTCATGGGCTATAACCATCCATCTCTTAGCTATAATTCCAGCTGAGCATTGAAGTAAATAATTAAGAGCCTTGTGAGTGCTATCTATTCTTATTTTACGTTGGTCAATAGCAAAGATCTCACGGTTGGAAGCCCGCTTCTTAATAGCCGATAACAACTCTGATAATCCAGGGATTGCAGCAACGAAGTCGGCACGTACTTTCCTTCCCTTAGCCTTAGCCTTATCTGATGATAGTTGTTTGTCGATTGATAATCCGATTTTTTCATCACCTGCTCCATATAAAAATGCATAAGTTACAGTCTTGACAGCACGTCTGGAGATTCCAATAGCATCTGCGTTGACTTGGTGTATGTCTCCGTTAAGGAGGATGTCTGCGTATCTACCACCATCATATCGTGCAAGATAATGGGATAATACTCTAAGCTCAATGCCAGCAAGGTCAGCCCCGACCATAACCATGTTTGGTGAGGCAGTAAATAGTTTTCTAAATCTTTCATCTGAGGGTACTTGGGCAAGGTTGGGCTTACGATGAGCACATCTAAATGTGTTCGTAGCCACGGAACAATGGTGATGTATTCTACTAGATGTCGTAACAAGCTTTTGCCATGCGTTCACGCCTTCTGATATCATCCCTAAAGCCTTTTTCAGTTCCAGGCATCGTAGAAAATGAAGAGCTATATCCGTGCCAATGTCCTTTAGGACCGTCTCGTCTATCACGGGCTTTTTGGTCTTCAAGCTTGTTGATGAGGGTGTCCATCCATACTGAGTTGTCAGTATCCATGTAATATGATCTCTTGATGTAGGGTTAAGTTCTTTTATCCTTGTGAATTTAGCTCCTTTAACATATCCTTGTGTTCGGTTATCTCTTTTAGGAGTAAATTCCTGTCCTCCAATGAAAGGATGCCTGTTTCGTAATAATTGAGTAGTTTCTTCAAACTCTTTTCTGAGAGCCGATTCAAGTTCCCATGCAGCTCTTTCGTCAAAATACCATCCATGAATTTCTTGTTGTGTAAGTATTTGTGCTACCTGATGTTCAAATGTTACGAAGTCAGGTATTTGTGGAAGTGGTCGCATAATTTCGTAGTTACTACAACGTCTTGAACACAGTAGTCTTCCATTTCTTGACTCCATTCAGACCAATCACTTGTCTTACCAAACTCCCCTTTGTATTCTTTAAATCTATAACCATATGCCTCCAAACTATGTCTTCCTTGAAGGTGTAAAGGCATGTTAGCCCATCTACGTATTTTATCAATCTCTAAAATGTGTGGGTGGTAAAGACGTGATAAAACAAGAGTGTCAATAATACGAGCACGGGGAGTGAAATAGTTATATAGTTTGCTAATACACGGGATGTCAAAACCAATAATGTTATGACCAACAATCGTGTCAGCAACAAGTAACTTATTAATTCCCTCACAAATGGAATACTTGTTATTCTTTTCATCGTTGTAAGTTTCAATCTCATCTGTAGTGGAGTCGTAAATTGCTAAACAATGTATTCGTGTTACATCCTTTAGTAGACCATTTGTTTCTAGGTCAAAGACGAGTGTCATTTCTGAGTCCACTTATAAGTCTTGTCTTTAAACTTGGCTTTCTTTTTTGCCTCCTCAGTAGGAGGATTAGGTTTATTTAGTTTTGGTGGTTCTTGGGATTGTGAATACCATGGGTGTTCGTAATCACTACCTTCAAAAATCCGAGGCTTCCTCTTCTCCGCTGGTTCCACGTAGAAAGGATGGTTGCGTAACATCATTCTCACTAAATCTGCAGTTGGATAAGTCATAGTTTAAAGTACAAGCTATTCCAGTTTCACCTGAATAACGATTTTTAATGACTCTAAGAGTCGTATCACTTCGTTGATCTTCGCTTTGTTGGTTTCGTTCCAAAGCGATGACCGAATCGCTAAGTTGAGCAATGCTGTGAGAGCCTCTAAGTTGGGATAAAGAAACTCTTCCTCCTTCTTCGTGTGATTTGTTATCATTAGTTGATCTCCTTAAATGGCTGACTAGAAATAAAGCTATACCAGTTCTTTCAACTAGACTTCTTAGCTTAGTCATTGTAGTATCTATCATCCTACGCTCATCTCCCTCCAATCCTGAAAGGAGGATACTAAGATGGTCTACGAATATAACACGACACTCCAGTCCACTGGCAAGGTATTCAATTCTGTTATAGATAATATCTGGGTCATAACTCCCAAAACCGTCAAAAAGAAAGAGATTCCAATTAGCAATGCTATTATTGAATGCGTCTTTGAGTTCTTGCTCGTCATGTTCTCCTATATGTAAAGACTTACCAACAGCTGAAGACATCAAACCTAAAGCTGTTCGTCTGTTAGACTCTTCAAGTGCCAAGTACCCAACATGCTCCCCTTTGTTGAGCAAGTCAGTTGCAATTTCACGGCAGATGGAGCTTTTTCCTTGGCCAGAGCCAGAAGTAAAGGTTGTAAGTTCCCCATACCTGATCCCGTGTAATTTCTCGTTAAGTCCTCTGTAGGGGTATTCATGATCAAATGGCTTTTGTGGTGTGGTTACTTCATCAAGTAATGTTTTCGCATCAACGATGCCATCTGGTTGATAAGGTACTGCATCCCATATAGCTCGTCTAATAGCATCAGGATTATTATCTTGTAAGGCATCTGAAGCGTCTTTATATTTACTAAGTCTTGCTATTTTTACTTTTCCTGGAGGTAATACTGAAGCTGCATCCTCCGCTGCTTGTCTACCAGCATCATCATTATCAAAGAATAAAACTATATTAGTATATCCTTGTAATAGTGGTATCTGTTTCTGTACATCTTTCTTAGCTGAGCCAGCTCCATGAGGTAAAGACATATGGTTATAATCTGGCTTTGCTTCGTAACCAGACATAGCATCTAGCTCACCTTCATATATGATTAACCATTTACCCGTTACTGGGAATAAGTATTGACCAAAGAAGGTGTCTGTAGTCTTACCTTCATAGTAAAAGTCCTTTTGTTTAGTCTTTACCTTGAAGCCTTGAAGTACTCCGTCACTCGTGTAATAAGGGAAGCGTAGAAATTCTTCGTCTCTGTAAACTTTGAAGAACTGGGCTGTTCTTTCAGATATGTTTCTTTTATGCAACCTTTGGGCTGATCCTTTGAAATAAACATCTGATTCCATGGGGTGATTGTGAATAATTTCCTCATTCCCTGAGGTGTGGGTGTGGCATACGAAACAGTATGTGTGACCGTCAGTATAAAGTGAATTACCATCTGACGATCCACAACTGGGACATGGTATATGCCTTTCAAATTCGCTCTCTAGATGAGCCATTCCATTGGTATGTTATGCCAAGCAGTCCAGAGAATTTTATGGCGTTCACACCATTTGGCGTATGTTGTCTTGGACTTCTTGGATATCTTGTTGTATGGAGCCTGAAAGATCATACGCAAATCTAAATCAGGATTTTGTTCCTTTACGGCCTTGACCTTTCTTCTGTCGTTAGCATCCCAATATCCTTTACATTCTAGTACAGTACCATTAGGGAGTACAAAGTCTGGACAGTAATTGTGAGAGATTTGATAAGCAATCTTGGTACTCTCATACTCATAGGTAACACCTAGTTCAGTAAGTAAATTAGCAACATCTTTTTCTAATCCTGACCTAAACTTAGAAGTCATCTTCTACTGAACATGGAGTTGTATCCACTACAGCATTAGGTTCAGCAGCCTTATACCCATCACACTTGCCAAACAATTCAGCAGCTGATGTCTCATCTAAATCTCCAGAGTCAACTCCGACCTTAGACTTAACAGACACTATCTGTACACCAGACAGCTTCAGAGAGGTTCCATAAGAGATACCATCTCTAAGTATATAAGGTTTCTGTATGAACCCTAGACGTACCGTAGAGCCTTCATAGACTGGTGTGTTAACGTCTTTAACTAAGACACCTTCTGTATCTACAATTGGCGGCTTCTTATCTTCAGACCAAGAGAATTTAATAATGTATTTACCTTCAGCTACCTCTTCCCATGGCTCTGGCTTAAGTGATGATCTCTTAGGGTTCTTAAGTTTAGACTCAGCCCACTTAAGACAATCAACTCTTTCTTCTTCTAGTATATCAATCAAGTCTTGATCTACTTCAGCCCTTAAACTGTAGCCGAACTGACTTGGTTTCATCACAGCTTGGAAACCTGCTAAAGTTACTGGCTGTTTGGTTGTGTGAATGTTGCGTGTCATTAACAAAAAAAGTAAGTGGATTCAATTACGGATTCTGCGTTTAAGTCTCCGATAATTGGCGGTTCAGTCTCAGCACCTATTTGTAGTGCAAAGTCTGTTAAATAATCGTGTTTAGCAAACATACTCATGTACACCTCTCTGACAATGGTAGATAAATAACTCATATCAGTGGCCCTACATAGTACGCTATCATGTATCAAAGTAATAGGTGCGTTAAACCGTAGTGTACTAAGACATAACAAGCTTGCATCTAGACTGTGAATTAAATTAGGTGCAGTTGCAGCTTTATGTCTAGCTTTATCAACCTCTATAGTATCATCTGTGGCTACATGTAGACGACAACGGCCTAATAATTGTAGCTCCATTATCTTAACTTCTTTCTTCATAATCCTTTGATTAACTATGAATCCAGAAGGTGTAGTCCAAGACAACTTAGAAGCACCACGTTTAATAGCTTTAGTTACTTCATCCTCTATCCATTTCATAACTCTCATTGGTCCAGGAACTACTGTGTTCATGGCATCTCTGACAGCTGAAACAGTTTGGGTTAGATCCTCTTTATCTATCTCTATTCCCTTCTCCTTTAAAGCATCCCTAATGTATGATCTATTGCTGAAAGGCTTTGCGTTGTAAGGGATTGTCATGACGGTTCTCTTGACCCCCTTCCTATCCCAATATGGTTGTATCTTCTTAGGTATATTAGGTTTAGATGTCTCAGCTACAACTTTATAAGCATCTTGTGGTTTATCTGAAGGTAATACATTTACTAACTTAGCTGTGCTTTTGTCTTTAGCTAGACCAGCTAGTATCTGTAACCCACTACATGTAGCATCAATGGCTACCATTAAACCCGTACTTAGTCTGTCTTTCTTCATCACACAATGATAGAACTCATCACATGCTGCTAAGAATTGCCAAGGCTCTTCAGCTCCCTCCCAATCTGAAAGGTTGTCTATTGGATCTGTTGCAATTTTCTCTATTAACCATTCATTCTCATACGTCCAATTAAGACGGTCATCTAGTGTCTCTTTATCTAAGCCATAAGTGGTAGCTACTTGAAACCTAAGCCACCTCTCAGCCTCATCATCCATAAAGGATTCATCATAAAACCTTAAGAGTGATTTCCCAAAGTCAGTACATTGAGGTGTGAGAAATGCTGGAATCGGGTAAACCCTACCCCTATAATCAAAACTCCATGGTATATAGAACTTCTCTTTATTCTTAAAGCGTTCTACTGCTTCCATCGTCATCCTTGTCCTACAAGAGCGTTTAAACTCTTGAGCATTAAGGTTCCTTACCTCTGTGGCTGCTTTCTTCCATCTATGTCTGCTGTCTTTATTGTCTGCTATATCAACAGGTTTAGGTGGCAGTTCATGATTGTGAATAGGGAGAAACTTACCTACACTGATCTCTTTTTCTTCTAGCTGTTCAGCAACAGAAACAGTGAACGGGTTGGTAGTGTAGGCAACCTTTTGAATCTTATTTAAGAACTCAATCGGCTTATCTCCCTGTATAGGGCGGTGGTTGGATCTCCGTACCATATCATGACCCTTCATTACCTCATTCAATAGGTAGCCTCCAGGTTTTCTAGGGTCATTACTCCAGTCATTAGGTACAATCAACATTGGCCATGCTAACGGGCTGAATAACTCAGCATTAGCCATTACCTCGTCTTTGATTTCTAAGAACTCTGGCGTAGGTACAATGATGTTTACACCCTTGTTACCCATCAGCTTTACATCCTTTTCAAACCATCCACTTGTCTTTAGTACACATTCTAGTAACCATCCTCCTAACTTAACTCTCCTTACAGCTCCCCATGTTTTCCATTGTTTAACATTATAACGGTTCATCAGGGTTTGTATCACTACGATCTTTTGATTTGTTCCTGATGCTTTATGCCAATAGTTTTCCTTTAATATATTTAATAATCCTGGAGCGTTCTTCTCATAGTGTCGGAGCTGTGCCTCGTTCTCTACTGCGTTACCTATAGCCTCACATATACTGACCAGCTGGTTGCTACCTAACTTGGTACTGAATACCTTATCAAAGATAATCTTACAAGTGATACCAGCTGCAGCTAGTGGTTCAATGCATTCAAGAAAGGGTGCGATCTCTGCAAACAGAGGACCATTAGATCTTGAATGAATGCGGTCATTTGTCCTTTCTATCTCAGCTACAACTAGAGGAAGTAGTGTCTCAATAGAGGCGATACCATAGACAGTAGCAGATGAATACTGTTTGTCCTCTAGTCTCCTTGTATTCTCGTGGAGTTTGTCTAACCCCAACCTTATTTGGTCACGTTCTAATTGTATTTGCTCATCAATCTGAGCTGGTGTAGGTACAGACATTGATAGAAAGGAATGGGATTAGTCTACTGTGTTAAGCCATTGCTTTTTATAAAACTCATCAAGTTTAATGTCCTCATAGATTGCCTTATCTTCTGAGCGTCTAGCTGGTTTAACTACTTCTGTGTCATCAGCTACTTGTTCAAACATAAGTTGGATTAACTCCTCCTTGTGTGGATGAGCCTTGATTTCCTGGATAAGCTCAGCTGTTCTAATCTCTTGGGTGCTGTTAGTCATGATTTAAGAAACTCCTTTGGGTGTAGATGGTGTACAGCGTCATGGCTGCAGATTGTGATGCTTACATTGTCCTCAGTCATTAGCTGTTTGAATCGCTTCTCAGCTGCATAACGTCTTTTGTAAGCGTACTCTTTAACTTTGTTGTTGGTGTGGTCTGTGGCTCGGATAACGTGGGAATAAGAGCGTTTTAGTTCCCAGTTATCTCCTCTCCAGTCCATGAATAAGTCAAACTCAATTGGTTCAAACTTATCAGAACTAATAGCGTTGTATTCATTCCACTTATTCTTGAAGTATTTAGATCTGGTCATGCAGTTGCTTTCTCCCTTAGTTTTTCACCAAGTTCATCTTGATTCTCATTAAGTACCTTGATCTTGGCCTTGATAGTGTCAATGTCTAGCTTAATACGGCCAATCTCTACGGCCTTGTCAATGAGAACTGCTTGGATACACTCCTCGCCATGTGACCAGTTATAAAACCAGCACTCGGCGCAGTCTGTAGTGTACTTCTCTAAACTCTTGTCATGACTAGAAGGTATCTCCTCTAGCTTCCATGTCTGATGAACAATAAGATCTCTTGATAAGCTTAATGAGAATATATCTCTGAATAAGCCCTTGATCTTACGCTCTAACTCACGTGTCCTCTCCCATTCCTGAGAGATCTGGTCACTGTAAGCTTTGTATTCGGGTGAGTCGTACCAGTTCATAATGTGTAGTGTCTTTGATTGGATTGTGAATTTTTAAAAAGTGGGGCTTACTCTTGAAGATGCCCACTTAATCATACTGGCTCAAGCTGTTTTAATCCCCATTGTGATGCGATAGCTTTGGCTATGCCTTCATAAGTCTTGGATCTAACAGCCCATCTTGGTTTGTCTTTTGTACCACTAGCGTTGTTCTGTCTACTAGGTGTTTGGTTGTCCCAGTAGCCTCTCTCTGGTAGTTCTAAGACATTGGTAGGTTGTAGCTTTGGTAAGTTCTTAAGCCAGAAGCATGTACGCTTAGACTCTGGATGACCAAATTGGTATGGCTGGATTGACTGAGTACATCTTCCTAGTGATGTTTGAGTGCTGATTATTGATACTGGATTCTCAATGGCTATGTGTGGTATTGGTGCGGCCCATAGCTTTTCAACAAAGTCTAGAGCTGCTTGTTGTCTACCGTCGGCACGCTTGGCGGCAAAGTGTCTACTACCCGAAATTGCTAGGTGCGTGCATGGCGGATGGGCTAACATATGTGTCCAACCTTGGTCTAGTATGTCCAGCACATCGCCTTGAATGTGCTTTCCTTCTGTCTCACTCGGTAGAATGTCGCAGCTGGTGGCATCTATTCCTAGTGCGGTTAGTGCGTCTCGAACAGCTCCAGAATGTTCGCAAGCTATGAGCCATTTCATCACTTAGTCCTCATTTGTAGTGTTCTGTAAGCATCAACAGAGTGAGCAAGACGAGCTGATAAGAGTCGGCAATCTTCACACGCTTGATCGTATGCAGCTTTGAGAGTCTCACGCTCTTTCTTTCTAGTCTTAGACACAAGTTCCCTAACTTCAAAGAATCCATATAGCTCTGGCTCATTGAGCATTAGCATTCTTGCATAGTATGGCGTGTAGCTATTGGATAGCTTGAACTTAGTATCACTCTGTAGTAGTGCATTGAATCGCATGATCTCGAATAATGCCTTCATGCCATAGCTTGTAACGCCAGTGGCCTTGAGTCTTAGTGCCAACGTCCTTAGCTTTAAATACACACGTGGGTTGCGATTGTGAAAAGCTTTGAACTCTTCCTCTAGTGCGGTCTTGATGTAGGTGGTTGTGGTCATAGTGCCTCCTTGATGGATTGTGAAAAGTTTTTAAAAAGAGGATCTAAATGTTATAGATCCGCTTGTGACATACCCATGTTATAGCTTGAATATCAGAAGGTAAATAGTTTGTTTGCATTTCCTCATTTATCCAGCTGGTTGCATCTAGATAATCTGATTTAATACGTTCTCTAAGTCTCTTACCTATGTTTGGTACTTGTTTCATTGTCATTCGTTCTCCGAACCAAATTGAATAAGCGTGACCATCAATACAGACATCTTGTCTCTGCATAATACAATTGAAAAACTCAATAATCTTAGGACCATTTAATATATTAATTATTTCATCAAAGTATATATCCTCAGTAGTATTTAATATCTTTATAGCTTTTTCTTTCATAGCTGAGTAAGTACAAACACTTACTTCTCTTGCATCATCTTCGCTACCATGTATAAAAGCTTGGATCAAGTGTTCAGCATCTAGGCAGTTACGCTCCCACTTATTATTTGGTGATAAAGCGGCCAACACTCCAGCTGCTTTTGCAGTTGTTATGTTGTTATTCCTTGCCAGTCTGGCTGCTATTTCATGGGCTGATTTATACCATTGCTGACCACTTACAACTTCCTCAGTGGTAGCAAGCGCAAACTTAGCCACTATATGGCCAGCGTTAGGCGAAAGTTGAGAGAATGAAAGTGACATAAGAATTAAATGATTTCAGTTGATAATTCATCATTGCATTCTTTTTTCCATATGGCAAGGATTATATCTTTTGTGTGTTGGGATGCTGACTTACTGACTAAAGCAATAGGTAGCTCTGTCTTGACAGCATATAAAGGTATCAAGCTTGAAGCGTCCTTGATTCCTTCTCCTTCTCCTTCTCTCTTTGTTTTCATGAGATTAATTTGATAGATCATTCCTATATTGCATGATATTAAATATTTAGCAAGCCCTAAAGTAAAAAAAGATTTAGAAGGATTTAACAGCCAATGATTGAAAGCTTTACAGATGACAGTAAATATACCTACCACCTGGGCCAGTTTTGCCCATAAAAAGGGCGAAAACCCTGATGGCCACAGGGATCTCGGCTCCTATTTCGTTACATCGAACCCCATCGGGGTGCTTTTGCGGCCATGAACATTACGTAATGCCTTCAGAAAATTATGTCAAAAAATCACGGTTGAATTGCTCCAATCCTACGTCAGTTAGCACATGTTCTGACATTTCATCGAATATTTTAGGAGGTATTGTACATATATCAGCTCCTAACTCGAAAGCGGTACCAACAGACTGCACAGTTCTAATAGATGCAGCTAATATATCAGTTTTAATGTTATGTTTATTAAATACTTTACTAATATCACTAATTAAACCAAGACCACATAGACTATTATCATCCATTCTCCCAACAAACGGAGATATATACGTTGCACCTGCTAAACTGCAAAGAACAGCTTGACTAACACTAAATACGAGTGTCATGTTAACTCTAATACCTACTCTAGTTAAATGTTTACACGCTTTTAAACCTTCTATCGTACAAGGAAGCTTAATTGTAGCTACGTTACCGTAGTTTTGATTAACATTCATACCATTAGATATCAAATCATTACAAGTATCTCCAAATACTTCAATACTCAAATCATCTACACCTAATTCAATAATATCATTATAAACCTTCCAAGGATCTCTGCCACTCTTCTTAATGAGAGTTGGGTTAGTGGTAACACCTGATATCAGACCAGACGTAATACGTTCTTCGATCTGTTGAACATCAGCTGTATCAAGAAATAGCTTCATTTAAGTGTTGTTGTTAAGGATGTATTATATGTATCTCGAAACCTCTGCCGAGATAAGTATAAAGAGGAATGATTGTCTACGAAGTAGGCAAGGATTCCTCTTGAGGGACGAGTCCACCCTTCTCCTCCCTGTATAGGAAGGGGGTTGGCCTAAACCCAAGTGGGGACTGACTTGTTGTCTTGTAAGTTATTTGCTTTGTCTCTTTGATCTTTATTCATACCAAACACCATATGATTAGCAGAGGCATGGGGGTTGTCTAGCATTTCAGCTAACATAGAGTTCCACTCATCACGTTTACGTTGTTTAATCGTTTCATGAGCAGAGATAGACATAGCATCTGTAAAGTACTTCACGCCTTGAGCAAGGCAGTCTAATCTGTCATCATGTTTAACTGCACCTTTCTCACGACACATCCTACTCATTTGGTAGAACAGCATGTACATAAGTCTGAGTTCAGGTGCCTCATCAGCGTTAGACTTGTAATCCCACTCAATGACGGATTTGTCCACAACGAGACGATGCTGATTAAGGACAGGCTCAAGAGCGTCAATAATCCTATCTTCTTTCCTAACATTAGCTCTTACCTCTTCTACATCAATAGCTTGGTTTGTCATCTGTAGATGTTTTTTAAATAATTCACCTACTATACCATCACCAAAGTTTGTCTCTATAACAAGCTTGGTTGCTTTATACTTTCTACATCCTCTGAGTATGTTGAGCAAGGTATCGTCTGAGTACCCGTCTCTGTAAGCTCGCATTTCATGCAAGTATAGGAAGCCGTTTTTCTGAGATATGAATGCTGCTGCTGTTTCATCCGTTCCTCTACCCGATGGATCAACCGAACATATGGTTTCAGCATACTTTGTCCATTCTCCCTGGAGCTGCATTGGAGAATAAAAATAATCTCCTGGTAGACCGACTGTGGGTAGATCTCTGATAATATTTTGTTTGTCTGAGCACCAGATAATTTGATCGGGAGCAGTGTCCCTATTAACACTGGTGACAACAAGGTCAGCCATTTTAAGAGGGAATTTCTCTGCATCAGATAAGCTTGTGTCTAATTGGAACTGAAGCATGAAGTTAGACCGTCCCATAGCAGCTTCACGCTCTAGGAGATCATCATTAGCAAATCTATCAGGATCTGTTACTTCCCATTCATCTGCACCTTGATCTAAGTCTTCTTGTATTTGAGGAGCTAGTAAGCCTTCGTATTGACTGAGTTTACCTTTTCTGGGGTATCTTGAGGGCCAAACAAAGGGACGATAGTTACGCTCAGCCAGCTTACGATAAACAGTAAAGGTAGTCTGAGGAGTCCCAAGGTAACAAATCCTGA